AGTAAAGCGCTTAAAGCGCATGGAAGAAAGCGAAATCGGCATGGCGAGCAAGACATATTATTATAATAAGGACAAGTATAAACCTGCGTCAGAACTGAAACCATACGAGCAGAAAATCCTATTAGCAGACCTCGCTAAGATGATGCAAGCCAAGACCGGCACACTTACAGGCATTAAACGCTATCGCAAAGAAGCAATTAAGACTTTCCACGAACACGGCTATGAATATGTCAATGAACAAAATTTTAATGATCTGGGCGAGTTCTTTCGTTATTGGAAAGCGTCTAATCTGCGTGGCTATGGCAGTCTTGTAGCAATGGACGTATACGAGAAAATCAAAAATTCAGAAGCATTTGAACGAGCAACGCAGAAAGTCAATAAATCAGCCGAAATTTTCCGGGCGTTTCAAGCGTGGCAAGGGGAGCGAGATGCACCATTTGAACGCAAATCGAATGTTGTTGAACGATCTTCCAGTGAGCTATTGCAGGCGTTAGATGAATTTTTATGGTAATCAAGCCGTCAGAATTTCCACTTGAATGGCTTGAGCAAGTACCGGAAGTAAAACGGAAGAAAGGCAACCAACGCACAAAGAAGCGCCGGAAATATAAAGACCTCATAACAGCGTTTGACATTGAAACAACCAGACTTGCAGATATTGAAAACTCTATCATGTACGTCTGGCAGTGGCAATTTGGAAACGCCTACACAGTTGTTGGGAGAACATGGGATGAATTTACACAATTTCAAAAGAAGTTGCAGAGTATTCTTGATGACACTTTTCTGGTTGTTTTTGTTCACAATCTTTCCTATGAATTTCAGTTTTTAAGAGGTATCTACCCATTTGAGCCGGAGGAAGTTTTTGCCGTCCGATCTCGCAAAGTCTTGAAATGTGATATGTACAACTGTTTTGAGTTTCGATGCAGTTACCTGCATAGCAACATGAACTTAGACACCTATACAAAGAAAATGGGCGTACAGCACAAGAAGCTGACCGGCACTTTTGACTATGACAAAGTGCGCTATCCATGGACAGAACTAAGCGAACAGGAGTTAGCCTATTGCATACATGATGTGCAAGGCTTAACCGAAGCAATACAAATTGAAATGGAGCATGACGGAGATAACCTGTATACATTTCCGCTAACGTCAACCGGCTACGTTCGCCGGGACGCTAAGAAAGCAATGTCAGAAGTTTCTTACAATTTCGTGAAAGGCCAGCTACCAGACTTTGAGACATACAAGATGCTTAGAGAAGCATTCCGGGGAGGAAACACCCACGCAAACAGATACTATGCAAATTACACCTTGCACAACGTTCACAGTGTAGACCGATCCAGCAGTTACCCGGATGTGATGTGCAACTGCAAATTCCGGGTAAGTGAGTTTTACCGTCTGGGAGATGTACCGTTTGACGAAGTTATCAAGATGTTAGGCAAGCGTCAAAAAGCCTGCATCATGCGTGTTGCAATTACCGGCGCACACCTGCAAAGGGTTGATTGGGGGTGCCCATATCTATCATTAGCCAAATGTAGACACGTTGAAAACGCACTGCTTGATAACGGCAGAATTATTTCCGCTGACTATTTGGAAACCACCATAACGGACATTGATTTGAAAATTCTGTTAAGTGAGTACGCATGGACGGATATGAAATTTTACGATGTAGCAACCGCCCGTTATGGCTACTTGCCGAAGCCGCTAATAAAAACGATCTGCCAATACTACCACTACAAGACAGAGTTAAAAAACGTTGACGGTCAGGAACTTCTATACATGAAGTCAAAGAACAAGCTAAACTCGCTTTATGGAATGTGTGCACAAGACCCTGTAAAGCAGTCAATCCTATTTATAGATAATGACTTCAAAGAACAGAACGAGGACGAAGCCGGTTTACTTTTAGCATATAACCGAAAGGCATTCCTTGCATATCAATGGGGCGTTTGGGTTACAGCATGGGCAAGATACCGATTGGAGGAGGGTATCAGGCTTGCCCATGGCGATCCAGATGACCCAAATGCACCGCAGTTTGTCTATTGTGATACCGACAGCGTTAAATATTTAGGGGAAATAAATCTGGACAAATTAAACCGGGAACGCATTAAAGACAGCCGCAATAGCGGAGCATACGCCACCGATCCGGCAGGGATTACACATTACATGGGCGTATATGAAAAAGAGTATGATATGTGTGAATTTCGGACAATGGGCGCCAAGAAGTATGTATACCGTGAAACACCGGACAGCAAATTGATCTGCACCATTGCCGGAGTTGAGAAAAAGAAAGGGGGCGAGGAACTTGAAGCGCACGGAGGAATTACAGCTTTTCACGAGGGATTTACCTTTGTTGAAGCCGGAGGACTTGAAGCAATTTACAACGATCTGCCTACATACATCGCAACAGAGTATGAAGCAGAGGGACAGACCTGCAAAATAACAGCGAATGTTTGTCTGCGGCCAAGCACTTATACATTAGGACTAACAGCCGATTATAAGCGGCTATTGACAGAAATCAGGTATGAATATGAATGACGAACACGATATTTGTGTTGAATGTTTAGAATCTGCTGACCGTTTGCATGACGATGTTGACTGCTTTAATTGCGGTTGCAAAGGTTGCCCGTGGCTTCACAATTGCACCGGGCAATGTTATACAAGTAACCAACGGGAACACCGTGGTAAATAAATTTAAAGGAGAACAAACTATGACTATCATTAAGACCAGCAAGGAACTGACCAAGCGTGAAAGCTACAAGCTGACCCTTGACCCGGCTATCAAGAAGATGAAAGATTTTATCGGCGTTCAGATTGACGTTACCGCCTACTGCATTTACAGTGACGTGAACAAGGACGGAAAGGAAGTTGAAGTGCTGTCGATCATGGACAAGGACGGCGGTGTGTGCGCCACCAACAGCGACACCTTTAAGCGTGATTTCATGAACATTGCTGACCTTATGGACGGCGAGGATTACACGATTGAGGTTATCAGCGGACAGAGCAAGGCAGGCCGGGAATTCATCACCTGCACTTTGGTGTAACCATGAGCCGCGTATATCTTGATAGCGGCTATTTAGATATTCACGGATTGCTTGAGCGTGGCTTGCCCTTTAACTTTGCGGTTGGAGGGCGAGCCACCGGCAAAACTTACGGAAGTCTGTTAGAATCTATCCAAGTCCCAAGAACTTTCTTGCTGATCCGGCGAACACAGGCACAGGCCGACATTATCACAAAACCAGAGTTTTCACCATTCAAGCGGATATGCGAGGATAAAAACCTCTTGATAACGTCCTCGCCTGTTACGAAGTACAACAGCGCCTTTTATTTTTATAAGGTAGACGAGGACGGCAAGCAGATACAGCAGGGTAAGCCGTTGGGATATTCAGCCGCACTATCAACGTTTTCAAACATTCGAGGGTTTGACGCTTCTGATGTTGACCTGATGATCTTTGACGAATTCATTCCGGAACGCCATGAGCGCCCAATTAAAAACGAGTTTGAAGCGCTGATGAACTGCTATGAAACCGTCAACAGAAACAGGGAGCTTCAAGGGAAAAAGCCTGTCCAGTTGCTATGTCTTGCCAACGCTAACGATGTAGCTAACCCGGTGTTTGTAGGTTTCAACCTTGTTAAGACGGCAAACGCCATGTTGGCCAAGGGCAAAGAAGTTTATCAAGACAACAAGCGAGGTATATGTCTCTATATGCTTCAACACTCGCCCATTTCGGACGAAAAGCGGAACACCGTACTTTACAAGGCTACGGAGGGCACACGCTTTTCTGAAATGGCACTGGAAAACAAATTTGCATTTAACGATTTCGGAAACATTCGGAGCAGACCTATAAAAGAATTTATCCCTATTTGCGCAATCTCTAAAATCTGCGTGTATCGGCACAAGTCAGACGGCACGTATTACGTTTCCTTGCACAAGTCCGGCAGTCCCCCATACTACACCGACAGCGAAGCAGATATACAGCGCTTCAAGCGTATGTATGGCTGGCTATGGGACGCATATATGAAAAATAAGGTAACTTTTGAAGAATATTTAGCGGAACACTACTTGACAAAGTATTTGAAATAAGCTACTCTTATATTAGAGTAAGGGTTGCATAAAGTCACAGCCGGAAGCTGATGCAAGCGGTTGACTACCGCAAGAAACCCTTACTCTAAATTATTATCCGGCAGAAAGGAAATGCAAATGGATGTCGCAACCGTAACACAGCTTGTCAGCAATCTGGGCTTTCCTATCGTCTGTGTAGGCGTTATGTTCTGGATGCAGAACAAGGAGAGGGAGAGCCACGCCGCAGAAAGTGAGCGCTGGACGGAAGTTGTCAAGGAGAATACCGAAGCACTGCGAGATTTGAAAGAGGTTGTATCACTTCTAAAGGAGCGTGTCGGCCATGTCAGCGAAGAAAGAGAATGAGGTTGCGGTTTCAATTCCTTTGGATGACATTGAAAAAATTGAAATCTACCTGAACAAACCAAATCCACGAACACGAAAGCGGAAATCCCTATCAGCCATTATCAGCGCAACCGGCGCAGACTATGCAATTAACGGCACCTTATATAATATGAGGAACGGCAACCCTGTTTGCCCTTTGCGCCGGAACGGTGTAACGCTGTACCATGGGAAAGACCTGTATCGTGGTTATCTCTGGGACAACTATGACGCAAGCAGTTTTCACTTTGATTTAGTCCCCAATGAAGCATGGGGAAATTTCATTGCTTGCAGTCATATCCTGATGGACGGGAAAGCAATCAAGAAGCCGATCTACAACGTTGCACAAGGCGGCAGGCGTGGAAGAACGGCTATCGGCACAAAGTACGTTAACGGGCAGAAGCGGCTTTGCTTGTATGCGTCCAAGGACGGATCACGAGCAAGAAAAACGCCGGAACAGCTTGCAAAGCTACTTGAAAGCTACGGTTGGCAAGATGCCGTTATGCTTGACTGCGGCGGCAGTTCTCAAATCTACCTTGACCACGAGCGGCGGCAGGTCTGCTCAAGCCGCAACGTGGCGCACGTCATTCTGATTTATTTAAAGAAAGGAAGAAAATAATATGGAAAACATGAAAGCAATTGATATCATTCATCAGGGCCTTGCCCACGGCGAAAGCTATGATCACATTAACGAGCGTCTGAAGCAGGCCGGGTTTGATCTCCACCTTGAGGGAAACCGCCCGGAGGGCTGGACGGAAGAAGAAATGAAATCCGGCTTTATTCCGGCTGACAGTGAAACGCCGGATGCTTTGCACCTCGCAGACCTGATGAAGCGCAATGCTCTGAATGCAAATCAGGAAATTCAGGTTTCCTGCGCAGAGGGTATTTACAAAATCATCTACAATGAAGACGGCTATGTAGTTAAGGCGGTGAGAATCAATGTTTAAGCCTGACGAAATCCTGACACTTGCAAAAGCAGGGTTTACCGCACAGCAGATTGCAGGTTTGTCCATGATTAACAATTCCCCCGTTCCTCAGCCTGCGCCCGTTCCTCAGCCTGCCCCGGTTGATCCCGTTCTTGCAGAGTTGCAGAAGCTGACCGGACTTGTGCAGGGAAGCAACATTATGAACGTGAATCAGCCCGATGTTCAGACACCGGAACAAATTCTTGCCGAGATCATCAATCCGGCACCGAAAGGAGATAAATAACCATGGCAAACGTGAATGATATGACGGTATTTCAGGCCGGAACGATCTTGCAGAATATCGTCAAACAGGCAACCGGCCAAAGCGTGATTGCCGCCACCACGCCCGGCGAATTCGTCAGCGTGGCACAGACTGCGCTGAAAACCGGCTATGATCCCATTATCAACGCACTGTCGCAGATGTGGGGTAAAACAATTTTCAGCATTCGGCCCTATACCAGAAAGTTTTCCGGTTTGGAAATGTCTATGGAGCGGTGGGGAAACGCAGTCCGCAAGCTGTCCATCGCTGACAAGCCCATTGAGGATGATGCCCGGTTTACATGGCCCGCTGGCTATGATGCCGCAAAAGCGCCGAACGCTATCGGCAACGGTCAGAGCGTGGATATGTACGCACTCAACAAGCCTGATATTTTGCAGGTGAATTTCTACGGGCAGTCCGTATACGAGAATAGCTATACTATTCACAAGGATAGTTATGATGTAGCATTCACCAGCGCCGAAGAATTCATGCGGTTCAATTCGCTGATTACCGGAAACCGTTCTGACAAGCTGGAACAGTACCGGGAGAATATCGCCCGGGGACTTCTGGCAAACTATATCGGCGCTCTGCTGGGCGAGAATCAGAACGCAAGAGTTGTCCACTTGCTGACAGAGTACAATGCGGAAACCGGATTGAAACTGACTGCGCAGGCTATCTATCAGCCGGATAACTTCCCCAGCTTTATGCAGTGGGTTTATGCACGAATCGCAACCATTTCCCGCATGATGACCGAGCGGAGCGAGATGTACCAGACGGTGGTCAACGAAAAGCACGTTATGCGGCACACGCCTGCAAACCGGCAGAAAGTGTATCTGTATGCCAAAGCTATGGATCAGTTTGATGCTATGGTCAAGGCTAACAGCTTCCACGACAACTATCTCAAGTATACGGACTACGAGGGCGTGAACTTCTGGCAGTCCATCGAAACGCCGGACAGTATCAATGTGACCCCCGTCTATACCGACACCACCGGCACGGCAAAGACCGGGGAAGCCGTGGAACAGGCAGGTATTTTCGGCGTTATCTTTGACGAGGATGCGCTGGGCTATGCACAGGTAAACAGCTGGGCCGCTGTCACGCCGTTCAACGCAAAGGGCGGCTACTGGAACACGTTCGACCACGTCAATTTCCGGGCAATTATGGATATGACGGAAAAGGGCGTTCTGCTGTTGCTGGATTAACACACGGAGGGGTGGGGCATTTTCCTCATGTCCTGCCCCTATTTTAAAGGAGGTCAATTATGCTTAGTGTAACGCTGTATGAGTTCAAAAAGCGTGAGAATAGCACGAAAAGACCGGACAGCACCGTGACGCAGAGAACGCACAACGCCGTCTTGAAGATGCCTACAAGCCTGTTAAGGCCGGAAATTACTTTTGACTTTGGTCTAAAGGGAAATCCCTCTTATTATAATTATGCCTATATTTCCGATCTGGGAAACCGCTATTATTTTATCAGGGATTGGACGGTTGGAGATGGGCACTTGTGGACGGCACACTTGGAGGTTGACGTTCTGGCGAGTTGGAAAAACAGTATCGGAGAGAGTACGCAATACGTTCAGCGCAGTTCAAAGACATTTGATGGCGGTGTGATTGATGTATTGTATCCGACTAAGCAACCGCCAAGCGTGAATGTCTACGAAAAAGCTACACCGTGGAAAACGTCCCTTGCAACTGGTACTTACGTTCTGGGAATTGTAAATTCAGAGGACGGCGGCGTGGGAGCGGCACACTATTACGCACTGACGCAAACGGAAATGAACAGCTTCCTATCTTATATGTTGGGGAACGTTGACTATCTGGGGAGCATTACGGAGATTTCAAGCGAGCTTTTGAAAGTGCTTTTCAATCCCATGCAGTACATTGTGTCTTGCGTCTGGTATCCGTTCGCCGTGGAGGGAACAGCCGTTAAATCTATTCCTATGGGTTGGTGGTCAATTCCTGTCAGCGGTAAAAAAGTAGTTGCCACGATCCACTATGAAACTGTAGAGTTTGCAATCCCTAAACACCCACAGAGCACCAGAGGAGCATACTTGAATCAAGCGCCGTATACACAGGCGAGCCTATTCTTTCCCGGTGTGGGGTGGATTGCCTTGAATCCGTCCCTGTTGACTGCAAGCACCCTAACAGCACAATGCGCTGTGGATATGGTTGCAAATCAGGCACGGCTTGCGCTTAGTTCCGGGGAGGGCGTTTTCAGCCTGAATTTTGCGGAGTTGGGCGTTCCGATCCAGTTGGCACAGCTTGCAAGCAACACTCTTCCCGCAATTGGTGAAGTTGCAAACTCTGTCGCAAGTCTTTTTTCCGGTAAGGGCAGTATTGCAAGCACGATCTTTTCCACCATTGGAGCGGCTACGGATATGGCTTTTCCTGATGTGTCAAAGATGAACACAAACGGCTCTATTGTGTCACTTGCATATTCCTGCAAGTTGCGCATGATCTTCTATCTGCTGGTGGACGAGGATAACGAGGATTTAGGCCGCCCCCTATGCAAAAAGAAAGTTCTTTCCTCTATTCCCGGTTATCAACTAATTGAGAACGCAGACCTTGCAATTGCCGGAACGAGTGAAGAAAACAGGATGGTAAAGGGCTACCTTGAAGCTGGATATTTCTATGAGTAGGTGAGTACTGATGCCGTGGATCACTGGAAACCGTTATTTATCTATGGACGAAATGAAGAACAACGCTGACATAATGCACTATTTCTTCAAGTCTAACGGCTGGACGGATAACGCTATCTCTGCCATGTTTGGAAATATGCAGACAGAAAGCACACTAAATCCGGGAATCTGGGAAAACCTTGACCCATTTGTGGGCGGCTATGGTTTGGTACAGTGGTCACCGTATACAAATTATTCCGAATGGGCCGGTACTGATTGGCAAGACAACGGGCCGAAAGAGATGGAGCGGATCATATACGAGTTGGAGAATCACTTGCAGTGGATCAGTACCAGCCTTTACCCTATGACGTTCCGTGAGTTCTCGCAATCTGATAAGCCGCCTGCCTATCTTGCGCAAGCGTTCCTATATAACTATGAGCGCCCAACAGTGAAGCCGCAACCGGCACGAAGCAAGCAGGCAGAATACTGGTATCAATACATTACCGGACACGAGCCGCCGACACCTGTCGGAAATATCCCAATTTGGCTACTATTTAAAATGAAAGAAAGGAGATGATTGTAATGATTGGTAACGGTATCCCGGCAAATTACGATTATATCAATGTGCAAAACGCCGCTGTAAGTCCGTCCACCGTCCATTGCAGAAACACAGCACTTTCCCAATACTTCCGGCGCTACCTGCTTCAAAAGGCTATGTCGCTTTTCAAGTGGAAGTTGCCGGAGCATTGGAGCAAGAATTATTTCCTGTATGTGCTGTACTGCTGGGGCTATCTCGCAGTGGTCAACACAAGCAAGTTCGGCGTTATTCCTCAGGGTTGCACCTTGACCGGCTATAACGTGTTCTACCAGCCGACTAACGCAATTATCACGAATCCCCTGTTGCGTGGCATTATGGAACCGAGAATTGGAAGCCAATGCACGATCATCCGGCTACAACCTGACTATGGCGGCATTATGGATATTGTGGGCTACTATGGTGATATGCTTGCACTTTGCGCTGAATCTGTCGGAATGAACCTTATGAACACACACCTTGCGTATGTGTTCGCCGCCGGAAATAAGACCGCCGCAGAGAGCTTCAAAAAGATGTATGACAGGGTAGCGTCCGGCGAAGTCTGCACGGTGATTGACAAGAACCTGTTCCGGGATGATGGCAGTAAGGCTTGGGAAGCTTTCGAACAGAACTTGAAGCAGGTGTATATCAGTTCTGACATTCTTAGCGATATGCGCAAGATTGAAGCAATGTTTGATACGGATATTGGCATTCCCAACGCCAACACGGACAAGCGTGAACGGCTGGTAACAGACGAAGTGAACGCCAATAACATCGAAACGCAGAGCAAATGCGCTATGTGGCTTGAGGAATTGCAGGAGAGTATCAAGGCAACAAACGATATGTTTGGCTTAGATCTTTCTGTTGAGTGGCGTTTCCCTAACGCTTATGAGGGAGGTGTGAACAATGTCGGCAACGGTAAGCCTGTTAGGGCTGAAACGGCTGAATGACGGCATTCTGGGCGAGTTGGTTGTCCCTGCTGGCGTAGACGTGGAGCTTGTAAAGGATAATCTGCTTGCAGAGACTGCGGAGCTTGAAGTTATTTACCCGGATGCTATTTTCATGCAAGCAATGATTGGCAGGTGGAGCGCTAAAGAGCTTCCGATCTGGGAGCGACTTTACAAAACAACGCTTTTGGAGTACAATCCTATTGAAAACTATGACCGTATGGAAGAATGGACGGAAGCAGAGGACACAAAGAAAAACACAGAAGCCGACGCAACCGGAACCAGTAAGACGGATACAGACGGCACGAGCACCAGAGAGAGCAACACGGACGGCGTTATCAATGATCAGAAGTATGTCAGCGCCTATAATGAAACCGAGTTCACGCCAACGGAGCGAGACAACAACACGCAGAATGAAAAGAACAACAGCGAACAGAAAGACGTGGGAACGGTATCTGTTAAAACGTCTGCGGAGAATACAACGGACGAAACCGGAAATAGAAACCTGTTGCGAAAAGGCCGTGCACATGGTAACATTGGCGTGACTACTTCCCAACAGATAATTGAAGCGGAAAGAAATGTGGCTTTGTATAATATCATTGACGTGATTATTAACAGCTTAAAAAACAGTTTCTGTCTGCAAGTCTATTAAGGAGTGTAAACATGGGATTATTTGAGCAATTTCCCTATTCCAATTTCCACGAGTTAAATCTCGATTGGATTTTGCAGAAAATCAAAGAACTTGACGAGAAAGTAGACAGCATTGAGGACAGAATCCTAAAGGAAGCCAACGCATACACGGATCAGCAAATTGCAGGATTGCGGCGTGACTTTGCGGAACTTGAAGCAGATTTCACGGCGTTCAAGTCTGACATTAACGCACAGTTTGCGGCTTACACCGCAAAACAGGACAAGGCTTTTGCTGACTATCAGAAACTTGTCAATGCACAGATTGCACTGCTTGAGCAAGAAATCAGAGATGCACGAGCGGAACTTAAAACGATGTTGCGACAGGCCAATGCATACACAGATGCAAGCATGGCTATGTTGCTGTTGCAGTTGCCGGACATTATCACGAAGAACATCAAGAATGCATTAGTGTACAATTTGCTTACCGGCAAGTATGTGACCATTCAAGCAATGTTCGATTTCCTTTGTATGTTCCATGCCCCGGATGCCCTGACTTGTGGCGAAATGCGTGACCGCAATAACACCTGCACACAGATTGTCACTTACAATAAGACCTGTCAGGAATTTATCACAAGTGCAAAGAACTTTGTTGTTCAGCACTAATTAAGGAGGTACTATATTATGGCTACTCAGACCCCTAATCTTAAACTTGACTTGCGTGAAGCCGCTGACATTTTCAACCCCTTGAGCACCAATGCCAACTTTGAAACTCTGGACACCGTTATCACTGAAATCCGCAAGAAAGGCGGCGTACCAATCTGCCAACAGTATAAAGACAATGGCTCCTGCCGATTGCAGTATTACGTTCCGCGCACTCTGTCCCTGCTT